CAAAACTAGCTTTTGTTATACCATCTGTAGTGCCAGTTGGCGTAGTTTCACCCTTGAACAAATCTCTTACATTAGACGGTGCTGCGGCTGTGCTTGTTAAAGGATCAAAACTACCTGAGCCAAGTGCTGCTTGAATATTACTTGTTCCTGCCCCGACGTCAGCCGCTATGTTTTGTCCAAAACCCTGCACACCTGATTTAGGTCCTGAAAAACCAGCTGTCACTGCACCAGTGGCGCCACCAACAAAAGCTGACTTTAGTGCGTCTTTTACATCACCGCCTTGCAATAGTGTTGTAATACCAGCACCTAGTGCACCTGAGTAAACTGCACCAAGGCCCGGTAAGAAGTAGTTAAGAGCCAAAGGCACTATGACAGGAGCCACTCTCTTGAGCGCCTTGCCTACACCTTTTAAAGCTCTGCCAACACCTTTTGCAACAGAGCTGACAGCTTTCTTAGCCCCTTTAAATAACTTTTTAAGAAAAAACTCTGGTAAACCTGTATCTGGGTTCAAACTATTTTTACTTGTACCAACCACATATCTTTCTGGATCTTCTACGCCAAGCTCACGCAAGTGTCCAAATATGCTTTCTTTTAGCTTGGGGTTGCTCTCTATCAAGGCTCGTGGGACGATAAGCTCGCCTGTTTCCACATGAGCTACGGTATCATCGCCATAACGACCAAAGTTAGCCATCTCTTTACCGATAGCCTTGAATTGAGCTATTCCGTTCTGGCCATAAAGATCTTGCAGTTCCTTTTCTTCAAGAAGCTTAATCTCTTCATCACTGTAAATGAAGTCCGCTATACCACCTGATGGTATGTCTTCTTGTTTAAGTGCTTGGTCCATGTTCCAAAGTCTACCCTATTTTATTTATTTGTTCAATCTTATATTCTCGACAACGCACTGGTTGTCACTCTAGTTTTAGATAACTCCTGTATACTAGCCACAACATGCAGTCTATTAGCTGTTGCAGCTTGTACTTTCAATATCTCACCACTTTGCAGTATCAAGTCTTTTGTTAGCAACTCGATTGTTGTGTTTGCGCCTACGGCTTTGACTTTAAATAAACTAAACGTATCGCTACCATTCACAAGTTGTACTGTTATTGTATCAGCATTACCACTATCTTCAGATACCAAAATAGAGTTAACTACCGCTGCATTGAAATCGGCATCACTGGGAACTGTAAATAGCGTGGTCAAATCAGTGGTAGTTAGATCTAACTTTGCGTTTGTAACACCTTGAATATACTGAGGAATACTAGTGATTAACATTAGCGTCTACCATCCTCTCTTATATCCACACGGGGAGTGCCTAACTTATACTTTGTTCCCAGCGATGTGGAATCAATTCTTAATGCAAAAGATCTACCTCGTAAACGATAATTTAATTTTTCTGTAAACTGTTCAACGGGGCTTGTAGCAGACCTTTGTGTAGTAGCTTGTGTTGTTTCATTAAAGTTTGCACCCGGATTGTTTTTTGATTTCATAGTAAAAGCAACATCTGGGTTTACGCTTGTAGAACCATTAAATGTTATATCCGGTATAACTTGTTTTAAAAACACAAACTTATCACCATCTCCTATATCGATAGAGGAGGACTCAATAAAGGACGTCATAGCAGATCCGTCATCATCAAAACCTACTTCATGGTTATATAGATACTGATTGCCTGTCGCTTGAGGCAGATTCCTTATACCTCTGTCAATCCACGCGTCTCTTGCTAATGTCCCATAATACCAAACTTTTTCTAAATAATTGTAAGCAACATACTTATCTATCTGCGTACCAGCAGAAGATGGATAAAACCATAATATTTCACTAAACTCTGAGTTAAGTCCCACATGCACTTTATCACGCTCTTCAAAATTAAAGTCTAAAAATACTTTGTCTTTGACAGTGCAAGGAAGCTGTATCGTTTGGCCACCAGAGTAGACATAAAAGGTATCCACACCCATCCAGTATACAGCATCTTCAACAGCTATAGCTGAGAACGGACTCATAATAGTTATGTTTTTTGATAGTTCTTGTAAACCAAACGTAAATGGTGGACCTATAAACTTCATTGCGTGCAGTGTTTTATTAGTGAAGACGAGTATCTGTTGTTTTGTTTCAACAGCTTGTACGAAGGTAGATCCACCACCTAACCTTAAATCACCTGCTGTATTTGTAGCAGTCGGAAAAAAATCTACAGGGTTTTCTTGTGAAGAGAAACGTATTAATAATGGATCTTGTACACCATTCCCTTGTGTAGCAGAGGAGTTTGCACCCAACCCATCACAGCCAAAAACAATAACATGCCTATCTTGGTCTGACACAAGAACTTGTTTAGCTACCGTTGGAACACTTGTTTCTCCAGAATATGTGCTTGTTGCGCTAAGTTCTACTGCTCTGTTGCCTAAACCATTTGTTTTATCCCAGTAAAATAAACCACCGTCTCTTGGGTTTATAATTATATCTTCACCAAAATTATCATGTGACCATAATCTGATCTGTGCTCCGGGAACCGTGACACTTGCTGCATTACCCCATCCAACAAAGTCATTGGCAGAATCTGCATTACCAGTTGCTAATCTTACAAGTGTATTATCTGCATGTGTTGCTGCTGCTGTACCACTTGCACCTCTGGTTGATGGACCTCCACCAGTTCCTAAAGTGTTAGAACTTATCGTGCCTACTGTAATTAGCTCTTCTTCTATTAATATTAAATCACCAGCCGTGATCCCTGTTGCACTGTCCACATCTATTGCAGTTTCACTTGCGTCTAATGCTTCTGCTAGTTGTGTTGCCAAAGCACCAGATGTTGTACCACTCCACTGACCAGCACCCCAACCAGTACCACCGACTGTCACATCTAATCCAACATTTATTTGATATGCACCTACAACACTACTGCCACCATTACCAGTATCAGATGAATTAGCTGCCACGCTTGACGTAATCTCATAAGCATTAGAACTTATCAATTTTGTTATCTGAAACTCTGCATTAAGTATTGTAGCAGTTATTGTACCACCTAAACTTGATGCACCAGAGAATGTTACAAAATCTTTTTCATTTGCACCATGTGCTGGATCTGTAACAGTTATGGTTGTAGATCCGTTTGTTGCTGCAAAAGTTACATCACCCGCACCAGTCGTCTGTCTTATAGGTGTGATATCGTTGAAAGTTTGACCTTCTTCTATATAGTATTTAAGATGTGTGCCGATACCCATGAAGTCAGAGCCATCAAGAGCTACCCAGTTATGCAATCTTCTAGCACTACCTAAATATTGATTAGGACTATACTTCTCCCAACCACCAAACTTTTCTGGAAAACCAAACCTAAATCTTACTTTATCACCATCAACAAAGCCACCTTCGTTACTGTAAGATGTAATATCAGATACAATACCAGGTTTAAATTTTAAAGCTGTCATAGGCATTACGCTGTACCTCCAGTCAAAGACCCACTACCACTTGATGTTACATTACTTACACCTTGTATTGATTTACCAGATGCACCACCCGATGATCCAGATGATCCATTTGTTGGTGCAGTAGCTGGGAAACTTACTGATGATCCACTACCATTACTGCCTGTTGATCCAGTTGATCCCGATGCACCAAATGCTCCACCAGCACCTCCTGCACCACCCGCTCCAGCGTTGTTTGATCCAGAACTACCACTTGATCCTGCACCCGCTGATTGATTATATCCTTGTCCTACACCACCCGTTCCACCAGATGCACCAGCTTGTGTTGCTAAACAAGTGCCAGAAACAGAACCACTTAATGAGTTATAATAAAAATTAGGTGCTGTCGTTCCTTGATGAGCCGTGGTTCCATAAACAGTGAAATATGTAGTTGTTGATGCTGTAATACCTGCTGTACCACTGTTTGAAACTTGAGTACCAGCACTTGATGTGCTTGTGCTTACAGAGATTGTTGGTGTTCCATAACCACTCCCATATTGAGAACTAATAGAAGCTGAAACAGTGTATACGCCAGTTGTGTTTGTTTGTGCCGAAAAATAAATAGGACCTCTATTGGCACAGTTGCCAGAAAGACCTGTTCCCGCACCACCTAAAGAATTTAAATCAAACTGTGATGGATTAATACCACGATTAAATTGTGCTCCAATACCACCCCACAGTCTATCTGCAACAACACCTTTACCATCTAAATCATTTCCAGAAGCACCATAAGTAGTAAACCAACTTGGAGAGTTATTTGCTGGAGTAGATGTTCCACCTCCACCTTGATCTACTAAACTCGAAAATGTTGCGTTGGCTGTGTAAACACCTTTACCACCAGTGCCTCCAGCACCACCTCCGCCACCTCCAGCTTTAATTGTACCATTGTTTACTAGCGTGACTGCAACACTCCCAGCAACTTCAAGGGCATTACCACCAGCTGCACCTGCCGCACCACCAGCACCTTCTATACTACCTTCGTTTGTAACAGTTATCGAACCAACACCATTGCTTTCTATTGTCAAAGCAGCATTAGATGTACTGGTTGACCCAACAGTATCTCCTGAACCTACTACAAGTTGTTTTGGATAATCTACTTCAAAGTCATCACCAAAAATAGTGTCTGCACTTTGATTTGTATCGCCATCACTAAATGTTTTTTTAAAAGCTCTTTCTTTACTATAGAAATCATTAAATGAAATTGTTCCAGAAGTAGGAACACCAGCCGACATATTTGTAGCAGAATTATTACCAGCATTAGCACGAACCAATGAACCACCAAGATAGAACTCACTTAATCCTCGACTTGGTAAGTTCGTTCCGGGATTGTATTGTTCTTCAATATCTTGAAGTGATATGGCTCCAGATGCT